TTACAGAGCTTCCTTAACCTTCCTTTCGTTGATTTGTTCGAAATATCGAATTCGAAAAGCGAAAAATATCAAGGCATCTTCAGTCCACCGATCAAGCTTTCTCCGCTTGATGTTCCAGATTCGCTTACCTGCCTTGCTCAATGAAGACTGGGAGCCAAACACATATAGCAGAACAATCAGTTTCGCTGTCCGGACATTCAACCCATGGGTTCCGATAGAGAGAACTTCGGTTCCCGGCGCCGAGAAGTTTTGCCAAACGACATTGAGAAAATCCGCGTCCCTCATGTCGACTTCGCGGGCCTTCATGCCGCTGTTGCCATCATCCTCTGTGTAGTCCTCAGAGAAATCCGTCTTGTTTCTTGTCAGTGCGAGAGCTCTCTCTACCGCGTAGGCAATTGAGACGTTTTTAACAACGCGGTCACGATATGCCCGCCGCCAATTGTCCAAACGAGGTCTGAGATCATCAATGAGTTTTTGTTCTGTTTCTGTCATCCAAGAGTCCTCAAGTAACTAAACGTGCAGTAGAGATAAATAATCCCGATGGCTGACAGCCCAAAGAAATCCAACTTTTTCCTGAGCTTGTCGCGGTGCTCCAAAAAATCCGCAATCTTCTTAGCGACCCAAAGAAGGGCGAAGATTGCCATCACAGAATTGAGCCACCAGAAAACAAATGCTTCAACGTTAAAATGCCTGAACATTCCAACCCCCTCCTTCTTTCTTCGGTTTCGGCGTGACGACGAACAGTGGAATCGGGCACTCATCAGCACAGACTTTGCATTTCACTTTTGCGTCATCGGCAAAGATCCTCAAGGATCCCTTGACTTCATGAAGCTCTAGCGTTTTATCCGGACGCATGACCAAAAAATCAGGCGTGTATGAGCATCGGTTTGAGGCAATCTTCCATGTGAACCGCTCGAACCAGTATTTGAGAATTAACCCAGAGTTTTTCTGTTGTTCCAGGTAATCTCGATAGGCGGCCTCAGTTCGGTTCATTTCACCGACCTTGAGCCTGCCTTTTGCTTGTAAAAACCTTTTCATTTATCCCTCCTGATGGATTTTTGTTGTTTGGTTGAATTGTTTGATGCCGTTTCCAGAACATTAGAGTTCCGTTGAGCGATGATCTGAGCGTGTGAAGACCAACGCTCAAACTGTGAGAAAAAATCTCTTCTGCGTTGAATTTGCTCGTCTCCTGCTTGTTCAAATACCGTGCATCGAGCAAACGAGATCGGATAGCACTCGATGCCGGCGCCTTTGTCCGGATGGTGGCAGTAGATGTTCATGTCCCCAAAGGACTGTTTTGGAGGAAGATGCTTCTTCCCGTCGGGTCCTATCCAGAAGGCCTGAGCATGAATGCAGTAGAGGCAGCACCCGCTCATTCAGACTTCCTTCGGAAAGCACAAACGAAATCGACAGCAATAACCATCCCCAAAATCTTCAGGCTGTAATCAATGTTCGATCCTGAGTAGGCGAACCATGCAAAGTCGATAAGGCTTAAGACTCCACCGGATAGACCTACCAGAGCGAAGAAATTAAGGACATCAAAGTTCATTTCGTTCCCTGCCAAATAGCAACCGATCACACAGCATCCGAGCACGTACACGCAAAAATATCCAAAAACGTCCATGCTTTAACTCCTTTTTAACCGATCGGTTAATTTGGTTTCCTTACTGATCTGAAGCGCCGCCCTCACGAGTAGCCCAAACAGCACCAGATTGATGAACACCACCGGCGCCAAAATGATCATCAGCATCTGCCATGCACTCTCAGACATAAAACCTCCTAAAAGTAGGGTTCCGGCGCCGGCTCGGACTTTGTTAAATCCAGCCATGGCCTCACTGGAACACGCGTCCACGACGTGCAGAAATTCAGACTGGCGTTGTCTCTCCAAAGCTTGATGAAACCTTCCCAAGCTCCGTTTCTCTGCTTGCACAGGTTCAAAACAAAATCAGGCTTGGTGTCATCGACATCTTTTCCTTCTGCCTTCTTTTGCACCTTGGAAAAATCACGAGCCAAAACGAAAACATTGAAGGCAATGTTCGTGATGTTGGAGCTCCCTTTGATTGAGTCTTTTGAAGCTGAATCAAAGACGGAGTAAGTTTTTGAACTGGCATCGCCACGCTTACGGCAATGGGCCACAACGACAATGTGGACATTGTTGGTCCGGGCAAACTCCACCAGTTTGGTCATCACATAATCGGTTTCCTTCTTGTCCATGTCGTCTCTGACACACATCATCAGAGAGTCAACAAAGAGGATGTCTGACTTGTAGTCACGGACAGCTGAATCAAGGAGGCGCAAAAGTTCGTCCGGAGAAACCTTTCTCTGAAGGTCACAAATTCGCATCCTGGAGGCGAATTGTTTGAAGAAGAGGTCAACGTCAGGCTCTTCAATCATCCGTTTATCAGTGCTGCAGACCGTCTGCATGAGCATTCTTTCGATCGTCCGTACCGGAGCCATTTCAAAGGAGGCGATGTAGAGAGAAGCCCCGCATGAAATGAGGTGAAGTCCAATCTGCCCTAGCAGAAGAGATTTTCCGGAACCGTTTTCACCAGCCAGCACCGTTAGTTCTCCGGGACGAAATTCAAAATCGATCGGTCGACCGATGCAGCCTTCATTGGTTTGCGTGAAGGGAAGCGTGAACTTGGCAACATGAGTCTTCTTCGCGTCCAGATAGTTCTGGAAGTCGTTCTTAAACTCAAGAACGTCCTTGTTGATAAAAAACTCAGGAGACTTGTACGCCCTGCTCTCGTAGTCGGCGAGCGATGTTTCTATCTCGGCTCCGCCCGTCGGATCGCCCCAGTAGTCATCCAGCTCAGGCGAAACGCTTGTATTTTTTGGATTCATAGTCAAATTTCCATGCAATCAGTTGTTTGTTTTTGAACATCACCGAGACGACAACGGCGGCAGGTAGGGATTTGGGAATTTCGAGCATCCAACGACGGACGGTTTCTCTGAGTTCGGGCGTATCGTCAACATCGATAAAGTCGATCAGAACAGTCTTGCCTCGGAGAAATTCGGCCTTAATGTGATTAGGCTCATCACAGAACGAAAACAGCACCGTCGGAACTTGTGGCCGTCTTCTGGGCAACACCTCAATTTCATCCTCGTAGATCGCATCAGCCTGATAGAGAGCTAGCTCGCTGTCAGTCAGGCGTGGAAAAAAGACCAACTGGGTAGTCGTAAATGCGTCCGGATGCTCGTAAAACGTTCTACCCTGATCGTCTCGAACAACGGCAGCAGCGGCAAACATCATCTCTGCTCCTCATTGTTGGGAAGGTCTTTGATGTCGTAGGCTCTCATGCCTGCATGGAGCTTCTCTACGAACTTGTTTTTGGCACCGGTTGAATACGTGACGGGAGGAAGTTCTTTGTTGTATTCAGCTGCTGAGACCCAATGAGCATTTGGATCTTTCCAATCGTCTTTAACCCAATCGGCCTTGAACCCTGTCCAGTTGCGGACCATCATTTCATTGATGACCTCTTCCAATTTCCAGCCGGCGGTTTTAGCTTCCTTACGAAGAAGCGAAACCACTCTTTCCGTTACCGGCGCCTTCTTTTGCTTTCGATAAGCCAAAAAGTCCTGCCAAAACTCGTCAGTCAATTCCTCAGGTTTCTGGAGGCGTTGTGTCTTGACTTCCTTTTTTGGCTTCGGTTCAACTATTTCCTTTTTGGAAACACTTGCCTCCTGCTCTTCAAGCGGAAGTTCTTCCTCAATGGCTTCAGTTTTAAGAGAAACTGGTTTTTCACACTCACGCCCCGCGAAATTTTCTGCAAGTTCCGACTGTTTTTCGTTCTTTTCGGTGCGTGTATATGTTTCTTGTTCTTGTTCTTGGCTTCGGAGGGCCTTAGAAGGGGCTTCTATGGGGCTTGATGGGAGGTCGTCTCCTTCTTGTGTCTGAACGCCGAATTCTTGAATTTCGGGTGAAGGAATATTCTTAAAACCAAGATTAAAACACTCGTTATATTCTTTAATAAACAAGTATTTAAAGTTATCAGGCATGGATTCAATAGCTGTCCTAATACCCGTTACTCTTTTGTCTGTTGGCTTTAATTCCGGAGCAATCTGAAATAGCGCCATCTTTTTGACGAACACATACTCGCTTTCATAGTCGTAAATGGCGAAATCTTCCCTTTGAAGGGTCTCCAAAGCCTCTCGAATACCCTTTAAAGGACCTTGGAAGGGGCTTGGAAGGGGCACCGAAGGGGCTTCTAACGGAAGACCAGTTTCTGCTGAGATTTGGCACAGCGGACAATAAAAGACTCCGGTCATGTCATTGTTCGGACAAGAAAGCAGATAAGCCGCCACCAATTTGGCCGAAATATCGCATCTTAGTTTCCGACCAGTCTTCCCTATCCAGAATTTGGGTGTAATGCTCGAATATTTACGCATTTTTTAGCGCTCCTATTCAAACGGAAGAAATCCGGTCAGCAATAACTCTCTTTGCATCATCCCAAGGAAAATCAGGCCGGAGTTCTTCCATCTTCACTGCACCTTTCGTGAACTGTTCGATTTTTGCGCAGTGACGGGAAGGGATAGGACGTTCATTCCTAATCCAATTTGAAATATTTGAGGCTGGAACACCTAAAAAATCAGCCAATGCCTTCTTGGACGGCGATCCAGTCAATTCAAAAAATTCAGCAAGTTTCATAAAAACCACCATTACCTATTTGGTTAGATTTTATCATTATCTAATTGGTAATTGTCAATTATCAATTTGGTAAGCTGTGCCTAAGGAGATAACTATGAAAACAGTCGCTGAAATTCGTCGAGATAACTTAAATACACTCGTCAGTAGAGCTGGCTCCATTGCGGAGCTGAACGAACAGTTAGGAAGGAAACGAAATCATCCTTCGCTGGGCCAGATAAGAAACCGATCTGATAGAGGAAATGGAACGTTTTATGAAATGGGGGATAAGCTGGCCAGAGACATCGAAGAAAAATTAGGGCTCAGTTACGGCTGGATGGACACCAACCACACTCCGGACGACTGGCCAGATGACAACATCATCAACTTGAAAAGAATCAACATCCAAGCCTGCTGCGGGTCAGCTGGCATCCAGAATTATGAGGATGATGCCTTCGTTGAACAAATCCAAGTCTCACGGCCTTGGTTCCAAGAAAACATTAGCAAGATTAGGGAGCAAGGGTATGAACTCATAACCGCCTCTGGTGACTCAATGGAACCAACCTTTAGAAATGGCGATTTGATCGTAGTGGACCGTCAAGACAGGGATCTTAAGCGGGATGGTGTTTTCTGTGTTCTTGTAGATGGAGATCTATATGTGAAACGGGTTCAGCGCATTCCCGGAGCCGTTCTCTTTATTTCAGACAACTCCCTTTACAGGCCGTTCGAGATTCCCATCAAAGAAGTTGAATTTAGGCTTCAAGTTTTGGGGCGCGTCGTCAACTCCATGAATCTCAAAAGATACGACTGAATGGATAGAAGGAGCCGATATGGAACTTCCCTTGCTGAGAACTTTAGAAAAAATCTTCAAATATTATTAATTGGAGAAATATGCTATGACAGAACAATTTCTTTCTTGTGATGCACCATTAGTCGTTGAGTATCTGAATGCAATCAATAGATCTTCTTGCCCCTGGTGCAAAAGTAACGACTGGAGCATGATCACTGAGAGCTCGGCCATGTGCGTAGGAGAACCAGCATTGGAAATGGCCAACTCCGTCAGGTATACAACTCCTCCTGTTACTGAAGGAGTGAGAGACGCAAAATTTATCCTGAAGCCCTCAGATGAACCTCCTAGTGTTTACATGCGTTTAAGGTGCAACGTTTGCAGCTGTGAATTGAGATTCGACTACTTCCAGTTAATCAAAAAAGCCAAGGCCTGGAAAAATAACCAAGTAAGGTAAACGCAATGGAAGCCGATCAGGGGAATAAGATAAAATTAGCTCAAAGAGATCAAGACTCGGTGGGCATAATGATGGGACATGAGACTCGTCTAGGGTACATAGAAGGCAGACTGGAAAGCTTTGCAACCAAAGCCGACATAAAAGATCTGGAAGGAAAAATTGCCGTATCCGATCAACGTACACTCACCCATGTTTCCGAGGCCATTGGAAAGCAAACAAAATGGATAGTAGGAGCAATCCTAGTGCCGCTGGTTGTTGCCATCATAGGTTGGTCGATCGTAATTGTTCAATTATTAAAAAAATAACAAACGCCGCCTCCGGGCGGCTTACTTTTTTTATTTATTTTTAAGGCGTTAATACAGCTTCAACCAAGATTACCTATCAGGTAAAACCCCGCTACCAAAACCGGTAACGATGAAGCTTATTCCTTTTTAACCAGTCTTAAAATAAGTGGCTAACAAAACATCGAATTTCAAAAATATGGAAGAAAAAAACATCGTCCTTTACGGCAATATTGATGACGGCCCCGTCGTTGCTGTACTAGTGGAAAATGAGACCATGTGGCTCACTCAGAAGATGATGGCTGATCTCTTTGGTACAACCACTCAGAATGTTCAGCAACACTTGGATGCAATCTATCGTTCTGGAGAACTCGATGAAGATTCAACTATCAAGATTTTCTTGACAGTTCGCCAAGAAGGGTCTCGCACGGTCAATCGTTCCGTTAAGCACTACAATCTGGATGCCATCATTGCAGTCGGCTACCGAGTAAACAGTAAGCAAGCGACACATTTTCGCCAGTGGGCAACCCAAGTTCTTAAAGAGTACATCATCAAAGGATTCGCCCTAGATGATGATCGTCTAAAACAAGCGAAGACTGTTCTTGGAAAAGACTACTTTCAAGAATTGCTGGAACGAGTTCGCTCCATCCGAGCAAGCGAACAGCGGATCTGGCTTCAAGTTACTGAAATATTCAAGGAATGCAGCATCGACTACGACAGTCATTCATTGGAAGCAAGACGCTTTTTTGCAACTGTTCAGAACCGTTTTCACTTTGCCATCAACAATCAAACTGCCGCCGAGATTATTCATGCCAGAGCAGACCACACGAAGCCACACATGGGTTTGAAAACGTGGTCTAACAGCCCGGAGGGGCGTGTCAATAAATCAGATACGACAATTGCAAAAAACTATTTGGACGAAAAGGAGCTCAAGTCATTAGAGCGTTCCGTCAACAGTTATTTTGATTACATTGAAGGACAGATTGAACGCAAGAAGAATTTTAGTATGCTCGAGCTGCGCCAGTCTGTAGATAAGTTCCTGGCATTCAATGACCTCCCGGTTTTAGAAGGAAACGGACAGGTTTCTAAAAAGCAAGCTGAAGAAAAAGCTCACAAAGAATACGAAATTTTCAACAAAACTCAGCCGATAGGCAGAGACTTTAAAAAATTCCTAAACGAAGTTAAAAAATTAAAGAAATAATCTACCCATAACTTAGAAGCCGCCCCCAGGCGGTTTTCTTGTACATAAAAGTAACTGATTAACCTTTAACAATAAAGAACAAAATCAGTTACAATCAAGCAAGCAGATTATATTTTTAGGTGCTTGCTATGGATGATAAAACTAAGCAGTCCAAAGGCGGTGTTGAAAGAGCCAAGAAACTCTCTCCCGAGCGCAGATCTGAAATTGCACGCAATGCAGCATTAGTAAAGAGCGGAGGCTTTAAGGCCATCCACAAAGGAAGTTTCAAAGAAGTCTTGGGACTTGATATACCCTGTTATGTTCTGAACGATTCTGCTCATACTGCAGTAATTAGCCAAAGAGGAATGGCGCAGGCTTTGGGGTTCACTAGTATTAGAGGAGATACCTTTCCTTCTTTTCTAACTACCCAATTTATCTCTGATTATGCCGGCAGTGAATTATTAAAAAATAGCTCTCATCCTATTGTTTTTAAAACAAATATAGATGGCGGTGAAGTAAAAGCTCACGGATACGACGTAACAATTTTGATCGATATTTGTCAGGCTATCGTAAAGGCAAATGACGACAATCGTCTCAAATCAAATCAAACTTTTTTAGTAAAAAACGCTTCAATAATTCTTCAAGCCTCTGCCAAGTTAGGTATTAGAGAACTTGTTTACAAGCTCGCTGGATACAACTCTACAAAAGCAGCGGTAATTGCGGCCTTCAGAGAGTACATCCTTGAAGAGGCAAGAAAATGGTCGAAAGAGTTCCCGGACGACTTATACGCAGAATGGCAGAGGCTTTATGACATACCAGTCCCAGTCCGAGGTCGTAACTGGGAACATTATCATCTAACGTTGAAGTTCATTTACCTTCCTTTGGCCAAGAGCAATGGCAAGCTCCTTGCGTTGCTCAAGGAAGCGAAAAAAGAATCAAAAGGCAAAAAATACGACAAACTCCACCAATTCCTCAACGAAATTGGCTTAACAGCTTTGCGTGCACATATTTGGCAGGTTGTCGGTATCGCCAAAACTAGTCAGTCAGTAGAAGAATACGAACGAAGGTTCTCTCTAGCTTTCGGAGGACAACTGCCCTTTGAATTTGATGAATAATCACTGAAATCATTCTTGACCGCCTCCGGGCGGTTTTTTATTGCCGCGAGAGCGGCTTTTTTGTTGTCTCCGAAAAACAACAAACTTTCAACTCAAATAAATCTTATCGTCTTGGTAACAAAAATCTAACCTAATTGATTGCATAATTTATTACCTATATAGTAATATTTGCTTATCAAATTTATAGGACAAGACGATGTTCCTCCAATAAAGACAATTTCAGAATCGGCGCCATGGAGAACTAAACGCCGACGCAGCAGGTAGAAAAAGAGCCTGCTAGTGAAAAAATTCGAAACGGCCAAGTGCAGGCGGTGCTGGTCACGCGAAGACAGACAATCGAACACCAGCAGTCAGTGAAATGAATGACTTAGGTAAAAGGGAAGCCAGTCAGCATTTTTCAGCTAGAGACCTCTGACAAATAGCGCATTTGAGATGCACGCAGTATCAAGAACAGCAAACTGCGTTGAGGTCCTGAGAAACCAACCAAACGAGGAAATGAAAACCAAGAACAGTAACTCAGGCGGCTCGGCATCGTAAGCCGGGTGAGCTAAGCGCTCTCGCAAGAGAAACTGTAGAGCGCAAACATAAGGACATTCCGAACGGTCGGTCAGTAGTTGTAGATCTCTTGAGTGGCTTTAATCGGAGTGTCCTTTTGTTTTTAAGGAGTGACAATGAAAGAGATAGTCCACGACAGCGATTGTGCCGTAAACAATGAGCCAGCCTTTCCCGCCGGCCCTTGTGATTGCGGAGCAGAAGCTAGAGCTCAGCGTCGATTCGCGAGAATGATGGGTCAGATTTTTTATAAAAAGGCGGCTCGCTGTAAAAATGCTCTTCGGTTAAAACTAGTCCGCGGATTCTGTCGATCAAAAACAGCCGCCAGCAAGGGACTGTTCCTGAATGCGTATCTCCTTCTATTTGGTAACCACGAACGGCAGGCATTCCTGCGGTGGTGTAGCCGAGTGTCGCGCATTCAACGACTCTATCCAGACCGTCGTAGTTAAAGGTCACGATCCTCTTCTCTTTGATAGCAGAGACCAAGAGGATGTACTTGTTAAAGACATTCATTTTCCTTCCTTAGAAATTGAGCTTAGACAATTCAATTTTAGGAGGGTGGCGGCTCGGAAAGACGAGCACTTCTTCTCTGGAGATAACCATGGAAAAACCGAAGAAATTAACGAAGAAACAACGGCTCGAATTACTGGAGCAGAAAAGAGCTGCCAAGGCCTACTGTGACGAGTTGGCCAAACGAAATGAGTTCGACTATGGAAACTGTTGGGATTATGCCTGCGAGTTCGGACGCGGCTGGGAAGTTGATGAAATCTACAACTACCTGCGCAGGTATTGCTGAGAATCCTATGAAAATACCTTTCCCCAGTCTTCCGAAGTATCAGGCCCGCTGGATTCCTGTTCTATTCACTCCCGTAACTTGCGGTGAGGATGTTCTATTTGTAGGCATTTGTGGCGAGTTCAACAACACTAAATTCGCAGAGAGAATCTTGCCGGACGAAACGCTCAATCGCCTTTTCCCGGTAAGTCCTCAAGCTCAAGAATTTATTGATTTCGTCATCGGTGCTTTGAATAAAAGCGGAGACTTTAGTGCGGACGGCTTAATACTCAGCGGGTTCAAGCTTGGCCGGCCGTTCGATACTTATTGCGATACCAAACTTGATTTGATTGAACAGGCCATAAAGTTCTCTTCAAGCTTTGTCACGTTTGAGGAATACTTAGCTTGGAGTAAATCAAAAGCGCCGGCCTGCCGCTAGGACAGTTTCCGGCGCCCGCCATTAAGACGCATTTCTCAGTGTTCTCACACTGCATTCCGTCTGGGGAGGATCACTAGGGTCAACCTGATCCAGTCCGTCTAAATCGATTATAGAACCCACTTATTAGAAATTTTCTAATAGCTCATTCAAAAGCCCCTTCCCTGTCAATTTTCTTGTGTCTGTTCAGTGAACGGCAGCGGAAGGGGTTTCTGAATGAATTGAACATCAAAGGAGACAACAATGACTGATAAAGAGCAAGATGTACCGTGCGCGATTTGTTGCGGGAACCTCTCGCTTTCTATGACTAAAGAGGAAATGCAAGGATTGTTAGAAACGCTGATAGAGCGCAACCTAGATCTTATTGAGTTCGCTCGAAGAAACAGTAGTTTGACATCAGTGGATAAATTCAAGCGAATCCAAGAACTGTCATCCGAAGCTTTAGAAGCCGACAAATTGCTTGAGCAATTACATCATCAGGAATAAAAAGCCACAGGCTCAGCTGGCTTCAGCCCCAATTATTATGGCGAGAACAAATAATCTAATCAGCCCGCTTCGGTGGGCTTTTTTTATTATCCACAACTATTAAGAAAAACTTGATAGTTCAGACCATCTTCATAAGCTCCCCGGGCTTTTACCAATTTTGTTAGTTCCAATTTTTGCGCTTAGGGGAGCTTTTGAATGTGGTCTTTTTTACATAGTTTTATAGGAGAGAAAAATGATCTTATCTGTGTATGAAAAAAATCAGCTTTTTACAAATGTTATCGATGACATTTTGAAAGAGCGCGGCTCAGCAATTTGCCTCACTGATGCGCTGACCTATGCAGAGCGGGCTGTTGTCTCTGCCCTGCTCGCTGGAAAGAAAGAGATAACGCTTGACCTGGATCACGTTGTACAGACTGCTGAGGCTCAGAAAGAGGTCAAGGCATTGTTCAAAGAGTTCTCTCAGGATTTCATTACAGAGCTCGGACTTAAAGCAATTGACGAGCAAATGTATCCGGATATCAAGAAACTTCCGGAATTCGAGATTTAAGTCTTTTCTCTCCTGGCCCTCGTTAGCGCGGTACTCCTTGGTGCGCTTTCGGGGGCTTTTCTTTTGGAGGTTGTTATGAAGAAGTTTCTGACAATGAAAAATTCGGACAGTGACAACATCATCCTGTCTTGGATTGCTTATGTGCTGCTTGCATCCTCGTTCGTCCTCCCGTTTTTCTTAGTGGTGTGGCTCAGATGAATTACACACCTCGAACGTGCCCCGGGCCAGGAGATCTCTGGCAAATGAGCTGGCAGGAAGAAAAACGGCAAGCTGAGTATGAGCGCCTGGTTGAGGATTTCTTTGAGAAATACATTCCTCGCTACTGCGACGAGCGGATCAACCAACTTGCCGAAGAGGGTGAGGATGAACGACATCCTGAGATTGAGCCTTTGTTTGATGAGTATCTGAAGGAAAACGGATGGCATTAAAACTCACTGAGAAAGAGAGGAAGCGCCTCTACTACCTTGAGCACAAAGAAGAAATCAACAAGAAGGGCCGAGAGTATTACGCAACAAAAGTAAAACCGAAGAGACAGAAAAAGGGAGCCTTACCGCAGGGGTCTCAAGGTCCCTTCGCTGCCTTATTTATTGGAGTAGAAAATGACTAACGAACACAGAGCCGCCTGGTTAGAGGGACGGCGTACAGGTATCGGCGGGTCGGACGTTGCAGCGGTTCTTGGGCTGAATCCGTGGAAGACGCCGCTGGACGTTTGGAACGACAAACTCGGTCTCTCTGAGGACAAGGGAATGTCCGAGCCTGCTTACTGGGGAACCGTTCTCGAAGATACGGTCGCAAAAGAATTTCAGCTGCGCACCGGCAAGAGAGTTCAAAAGGTTTCTCACCAGTTCGCTGATCCGGAAACTCCTTGGGCGATTGCAAACATCGACCGAGCGATTATCAATCCTGAGATTGCGGGAAAAGTTCGGCCGCTACTGAAGGTTGAAGAAATTGAGAAGTATGCCGACATCACGGGCGTCGAGCGCATTATTAACACGGATGTCGCTTTTGAGGCTAAGACGGCAAACGCTTTTACCGCTGACCTTTGGGGCCCGAGCCAGGAGCTCGAGATTAAACAAAACAATCTGAGAACAGAGCACGTAATTCCGCTTTACTACGAAACTCAGATTCAGTGGTACTGCGGCATTCTTAAGCTCAAAGGAATGTATCTCGCGGTTCTAATCGGAGGATCTGATTTCCGGATGTACTGGGTAGATGCTCGTCCGGACGTGTTTCAAGTGATCAAAGAAAAGTGCTCCCGCTTCTGGAACGAAAACGTTCTGAAGAAGATTCCGCCTGACCCGATCAACATTGATGACGTACTTCAGCTATATGGAAAAAGTAACGGAAAAGCTGTGGAGGCTCAAGGTGAGCTTGCTATTGATTATGGTGAGTATGCACGTATTGCTGGTGAAATTAAGGAACTTAAAAAGCAGCAGGACGCGCTCAAAACCAGAATTGCAATAAGCATGAAGGACAACGAAATCCTTACGCTCGATGGCAAGAAAGTCCTCACCTACAAAACGCAAACCTCAAAACGTTTCGACACGGATACCTTCCGGGAAGACCACCTGGATGATTACTACGACTACCTCAAGGAATCCTCAACTCGTGTAATGCGTGTGTGCGTAACCTTTTAGGTTGATGGCTACACAAAATGAGCAGGGTTTCTACTGATAAAAAGAGCGGTTTTGTGTAATATTCGCTTCGAGCACTACAGTACGGTGCAACAAGAAAAGGCTTTCTCGGTTGAGCCGGATCAACCGAGCCAAATTCCCTTCATGCCTGCACAAGCGGGCTTTATTTTTGCCTCTGGCTTATTTCTCGTAACTCTTAATCAACCAAAGCCCCTCCGGTTCGAGGGGCTTTTTCATAGGAATTAAATTATGTCTACATCTGACCAACTCGCCGCCGCTGTCGGCGCCCCTTCTGCTCCAGTCGCCAAACCAAAAACGAAAGCACCGGCAATTATCCAACATGTTTTATCAGACCAGTTCAAAAAACAGTTGGCGCTCGCTATTCCAAAACACTTGAACGCAGACCGCCTGGCTCGCATTGCTGCCACAGAGCTTAGAAAAACTCCTGCCCTTCTCAACACCACCGAGGCGTCGTTTATGGGCGCTGTGATGCAATCTGCTCAATTGGGATTAGAACCTGGCTCGGCCCTGGGTCAAGCGTACCTCGTACCGTACGGTAAAGAATGTCAGTTGATTTTGGGCTACCGCGGAATGATTGACCTTGCCCGTCGTTCCGGACAAGTTTTGTCTTTGAATGCTTATGCCGTTCGTGAAGGTGACGATTTTAATTATCAGCTTGGACTTCATTCAGACATCCATCATATTCCGTCTCCGGAGGCCGGGCGCGATAAACAGCCGATCACCTTTGTATACGCAGTTGCGACCCTGCGCGGTGGCGGCTACCAGTTCGAGGTTATGAGCAGAGCTGAGGTTGAGGCCGTCAAAGCAAAAGCGAAGTCCAAAAACATCTGGAACAACTACTTTGAAGAGATGGCCAAAAAGACCGTTATCCGCAGGTTGTTCAAATATTTGCCTGTTTCAATTGAGGCTCTGCAGGTGGCTAATGTTGACGCGAAACGAGAAGCCGGAGAGGAAGTTAAGCCTGAAGATGTCATTGACATCAATGCTGTCACCGTCGAGGATTTCAAAGATATTGAGGAAGGCGAAGTTACTCAGGAACAACCAACTACCGAGAAATCCTCGGATATTCAGCGCTAACTAAAAAGCCCTGCGAGAGCGGGGCTTTTCTTTTGGAGACTGTATGCAGTTTGAATTCATTGACTATGACGGCGGGTATCCAAACCTCTGCTTTGGCCGTCTGAAATTCAAGGCAGACGGGAAGATCTATGAAGAGGTTGTCTCGCTTATCTCTGGCGGAAGCGTCTGGTTTGATTCTCACTGGTGTGAGCACGTTGAGGAAGGTCCCTGGCTCGACATCTGCGACTTCTATTTATTTGAGACCTACCCAGAGCTTAAAGAGCACAAGGCAGAGATTCTCAAAATGATTAACGAAAATGTACCCCACGGCTGCTGTGGCGGCTGTGTGTAGGAGGAAAAAGATGTGGAAGATTAAAGACCCTAAACTCAAACAATGGGTAAATCGCTTCTTCTCTGATGAAAAGATTGACAAAGCGTGCCGAGCCCAACTAGAAGACGGCGCATTTTGTGTTTCTCTACACGATTTAGGAAAAGGCGTATTTCTTGATCTCTCTAATAGAGTTTTTTCTTGGAATACAGGAGGTTTCAACCCTGACGAGTGGAACCCCTATCCGGCGGTCAAACCGTCTGCGTCGGGCCTGTACCTTATAACGGTAAAAATTAAAGATCAGCCGGACGCAAAGCCTTTTGTAACCGTCGGCTGCCTAGACCCATTCGGTTACTGGGAAAAGTATACGGATTCCGAGGTACTTGCCTTCAGAGAATTACCGGAAGCCTATGAGAAGGAGAAAGAAAAATGAAGCAAGGCAGAGACTTTGGAAAGCCTAAGCTAGATCGCCTGGACGTGATGAGGGTCTTAAATATTAGCCGGACAACGCTGTGGCGCCTAGAGAAGGCCGGGAAACTGGTGCCCCAATTTCGATTAGGGCGCTCAGTTCGATACGATTATGACTATGTGATGCGGTTTAAAATGCCCGCATAATTGACTAGCCCCGCTGATTTGGCGGGGCTTTTTGTTATTCTGAGAGTTTATATTTTTCCTTATAGGAATCGACCATGTCGGCCCAATCCTGCAGCATTTTTCGGCGCTGTTTGGCGTAGTCGGCCACGTTATAGACCGCCCGAATGCCGGAAGCCACATGCGACAGGCTCGCCTCAATCCAGTCGGAGTTATAACCGTTCTCGTTCAATATAGTGCTGCCGGTTCGTCGGAAGTCGTGCAACGTGCAAGAATCGAACTTAATTCCTTTCTGATCCATAATTTTCCGGCATACCTCTATCAGCTTATTCGGCGTTGAATTAGCTAGCGGTTTACTTAAGCCGTATTTAGCCGGAAAAATAAAATCGCTTTTGCTTGTACTTAATGTCCGGAGACAGACCAGGATGTCATAGGCCTGTTTGCTCAAATATACGTTGTGCGGGCGCTTCGTTTTCATGCGCTCTTTTGGAATACGCCAAACTTTCTCATCCCAGTCGATTTCCTGCCAGGTCGCGTGGATGACCTCAGACTTCCGGAGCAAGGTATAAAGCGCGAGTTTCACGGCGCTGATGCTAAGCAAATCGCACGATGTTCGATCCATCGCGTTCAGCAAATAGCCGATTTCCTTAGGAGCCAGCGCCCTTGTTTTCGGCGCGTTTACGTGAATTGTGGAGGGAGGGACGTCCTCGGTAGGACTGCGCAGTTTCGGACCGCCATGGGTCGAGGCGTACTTGAAAACATTTTTAATCAGCATGCGGCAAAGGAGCGCTGTACTAGGCGCCTTCTCTGCGACTAGCTTGTCTGCCAAGCGACGTACATCGTTGTCTGTGATTTCGGACAACTGCAATTTACTCAGCGCCGGAGCCAGGTGATTTTGAATTGCGTACTGGCGCATCTTGGCGGTCGAATCCGCGACTTTAGCGTCAGCGACATAACGCTCGAGCCAGGCCCCGAAGGTATCGTCTTTAGACTGCCGCGCCTCTGTCTGTTTTTTACGCGCGGGCGATATTCCTTGAGCTAAAAGGGAACGTGCCTGCATCAGTTCCTGACGGGCTTGTGCGAGCGTAATTTCGCCATAACTTCCGATGGTCAGAGTTTCCTGGCGATTGTTATAGCGGTAGTTAAATTTGAATGTCTTTTTACCTGTCGGATAAACGAGCAAATAAAGGCCGTCGCGGTCTGCGACTTTGTATTGTGTCTCTTTCGGCGTCAGTTGGTTGATCTTTTTATCAGTCAGCAT